CGAGGGAAGCCGAGATCACTGGGAGCGTCTCGAGATAGCAGTTGGTGAGTGTAAAGCCCGGGTTAGTTGCCGAGTCCACTGCCGAAGTTGGTTTGACAATGACAGTTGTCTTGGTGCCGACGAGTGGAGCAAGAGTTGCATAAGTGGCGCTTGCTTCGTAGCTCAAAAACAGGGTCAGGGTACATTCATTATCCTCAAGACCAGCCGTGAAAGTGTTGGAAGTGTTGCCGAAGACCGTGTCATTTAGGGCCGTGACAGTGCGATTCAAGGTGGCGCTTGTGCACCAGCCCGTTAGCGCGGTGCCGCCAAGTGTGACTGTCGGATTTGAGAGGATTGTGGAAGTTGCCATGATGATTACTCCTTGGAAGTGTTGGTTTTAGTTTGACACATAATGAGACCGAGAGTGTGGATTAGGCAGTCTGCACGACAGTCGATACCGACAGCTCATAAGCAGGAAGCGTCGAGCCGCCGATGTCTAGGTTGGTTGGGCGTCCAGAGACTACGCCGATATTGAGTGCGTAGATCTGGGCAAGGATATTGAGCAGGCTTTTTTGGGCGTCTAAGTTGCCCGGGCCAAGCGTGATGATCTGGAGTGTGAAGTTGAGTTTTGCGACATTGTAGTTGTAGCCGTCAATCGAGTCAATATTGACGAAGACCGAAGGCGGACTGATATTGCGCGGATCGTTATTGACTTGTAGACCGCTCACCGTTGAGAGCTTTGCTACTAGATCGTCGTAGCCTTCGTTAAATAGATCGGTGTAGTTAGGTACAGCCATTAGGCAACCTGCGGACGATCAATCCCCAAGAGCTGGCGGATCATTCCGTTTAGACCCATCACTGGAGTTACGCCCATATTTTGGAATGAAGCAAATTGATCAACCGATCCACGCTGGCGATACAAAGACCCACCGTACATCTGCGTCCCCAGCAAGACATCTTGTGAAGGGACAGTCGTTAAAGAATCAACATAGCCGGCTTCCATTCTGCGACGCCACGCAAATTGCGAACATGCCGAAGCGCAGATTGTGAGGAATGCGGCGTCAGCTGCGGTTGCTGTACCAATACCAAGCCAGTCCTCAAGCATCGCGGCAGTGACCCAAGTGCAAGTCTGCGTAATAGTTAGCGTGCCAGAAGCGGCAGTGCGCGCGACATCACTAGCGGTTTTTGCGTAGAGCACCTGATTCGGAATAGTGACAAGCGGATCAAAGAGGAGATCGCCTTCATCGTCCACGCCCATAAACGCGTACTGCGGCAAAGCGTAGACAATGTAAGTCCCGTTAAAAGTCGCATCGACATTTGTGATAACAACACTTGCACCGACTTCAATCTCGGCTTCTGTAAGAAGTTGTAAGACCGCGTAGTTGTCGGTGAGTTGTTTATGTGTGACCGTGTAGGCAGCCATAATTTTGGCTTACCTTTCGGATCAGACGAAGCTTGCTTTGACGAACTTGGAAGAGTCAATCATCAAGGTTGCAAGATACCCTCTGAAGGCTATTGTCCTAGAAAGAGTAGAAGGTACATCAACCGAAATTGCGCCCTTTTGCTGCTCGAAGATCTCGTAGCCAGTTGCATCGCCAACAATCAAAGTTGGGTTTGTAAAGTTACGATCCACTACAACTTGCAAGCCAAATGCGTTTCCGTTGGCTTGTCCCGGTGCAAGATTGCCGAATGCGTTCATTGGGCCGATCTGTGGGAATAGCGGACGATCTGCTGTATCGCTCAAGCCAAGAAGATCCTGCCAGATACCGGGCGACAAGAACATGTGAGTCGGAAGGTTGCCGTTTGATCCTGAAAGGATTGTTGCTGCGGCTCCTGCTACCCATGCTGCCCAAGTTGCAGGATCACCAGCTGAAGCGGCAGTGAAATTGCTTGTCACTGTAGCGCCTGTGCGTAGGTTGTCTGCTGCGAAGTTGTCGGTCTCATTTGCGTAGATGCGACCCATATCGTCGAGTAGCAAGCCAATGATCTCTGGTTGGGAAAAATCGATTGATTGTTCGGAGACTGTAACAAATCCGCCGAAAGTATTTTTTGTAACTTGGTTGTCGGTGACAACAAAAGTTCCTTGTGTCAAGGAAGTGTTTTCTGTTGTCTGTTGTCCGACTGAAGTGTGTGTAGTGACTTCTGGTCGGATGAAAACTTTGCCGCCTTGTGGCATTGCTTTTGCACCGATTGCGTCAATGACTGGACGACGACCGATGAAGTTGTTGTAGACAGGTTGAACGATTGGAAGTGGAAGTACGCCGGGGATGTCTGTGGTGAGCACATTGGGGGCAGCTGCTTGGATGCCTTCGCGCATTGCGTGGAATTGATCTCCGCCAACCATAAAGGCCGAAATATATTCGGCGGCTGTTGGCATCTTAAACTCTTTCTTTGCAGCGGCAAAGATTGTTTGAGTTACTTTTGATGCTTCGATTACTGCTGGGGCTTCGACTGTTTCGTTCATGGTTTCTGTCTCCTGTTGAGGTGCTTCTTGAATAGTAGTAACTTCTTCTTCTTCTGGGGTGGATGCTGCGACTTGCTGGATGGGTGCGTCAAAGGCTCCGCGCGCGACAAGTGAAAGCTCGCTCCACGATGCCGAGGTGACGATCATTGTGCCTTCTTTGTCGTACTTAAACTTAATCGGTTCTACGCCGACCGAGACTTCGGGAAGCGCGCCGTCGGCCGCAAGGATAAGCGCTTCATCGCCGTCGCGAGTGTTAGATACCTTGGCAACGAAGAGCATGCCTTCAGGGGTTTCTAGACGCTCGGTAACTGTGCCAATGACCTTGCTTGAATCGTGGTACATCTGGAGAGTCGGTGCTCGTCCGTCCACTGGCAAAGAGCCGGGTGCAAAAGCCACCATTGTCCCGTCGCTCACTTTTGCTGGCGTGTTATATCTGACCGCAATTCCCGAGATCGTGCGGCGCGGTGTTTCGCCTTCGGCGGCGTCAATCGTAAAAGATTCTGTAGTAAGTCTGATCATAGTTGGATCCTAGTTTTCTATAAGTGCGTCTAGTGGGATATCTGTTTCGTTTATACGGTCGTCGCTTGCGCTGTCCATGTAAGCCTCGGCTAGAAATTTTTCTGTGTCAAAGCAGACATAGGTTCCGCGTGGGAGCACATTGTCGGATGACAGTGTTTCGGTGATGCAGTCTGCGAGAGCTTTGCAAGCGTATGTCCAAAGATCGATGCGCGACTGTTGGGATGACTGGTACGAGTAAGCACCGATTGAGACCGACAGCAAGTAAGACGGGACGCCAAGAATGCGTCCAAGGTCACGCGCACTGTAATCTGCGGACTCGATCATTAGCATCTTGTCAGGCGTAGCGGTCGTAGGTACATACTCAAGGAACTCATTAAGCGCGGCAGTGTTGTTGCCGCTAGTGCGCGCCAGATTGAATTGCGCTGCAAGATCGCTTAACTCTTGCGCTGAAAGCGGTTCCCCTCCAGTTTGTTTTAAGTATCCGCTAGGCAGTACCGACTGGGACGCTCGAAGCCGTGACTCTTCTACGCGGAGTGCGATCTCTACAGCGCGCGCCCCAGTCGAGTTCAATGATTGCATTGGTGAAATGAATTGCACAAGATCGCGCGGATCTAGTTGTATGCCGTTAAAGACAACTTGTTTTGATGGGCCGAAGAACACTTCGCCTTGCTGGTCAAGTGTCTGCACCATCGCCGCAGGTAGTCGAGTAAATGATGCTGGATATCCGTCAGCGGTGCGACTTTCTATCATCCAGAAGGCCCGCCCTTCAAAGATGAGGTCGTCCACCGTATAGCTGATGATAAATTGGTTCGGGACGCTTTGGTCAATTCTGGAAAGCCACGACCGAGGAGCAAGTGGGACTTCTTCCATTTCTTCGCCGTTCCACATTTCGCGGTACATCTCAAGCTTCATTCCTGCGATCGTGTTGCAGATCAGGTCTCGACCGCGCGCGATTACTGGCAAAGTCATTGAACGGGCGCGCCGAGTTCCATTTGTCCAAGAGACAAAGGAGGTCAAAGGCGAATAGGACGATGCACCGACAGCCGCTTTGACCGAAGGTTCAGTCGTAGCAGTAAGTTCACGGGATTTTGAGAAGAGAGCCATATCACATATTGCCACAGTAGGCGCGCTTTATGGTGGCACTCGCCCAGTGACTCGCGGTATCCCGACGACAGGCAAGAAAGCGGACGAGTGCCAAGATGACTCTAGTTTGCGATTAAGATCATTGAAGGCTTTTGAGATTGACCCGGGCGTGCAGCTGCTGCCGCTCCCCAGATCATCGTCCGACATAACTCGATCGGGCCAGCCGACTTCTGCGACGACACTGCGATCGAGCCTTGAGTCCTAACCATGACCGCGCGACATACATGCTCGGCAAGCATCGCTTCGCCAGTGTGAACTAGGCGACCTTCACTAATCATATTTCTTACTATGGGGGTGTATTGCAGTATTTCTTTGTATCCCATTACGACACGCCGACGCTCAAAGACTGGCGGACAGTGTGCGTCAATAGTTGGCGAGAAGATGAATTTGATCGCGGGATCAACCGCCGCCAATGCCCCGACATGAGCCCACAATTCTTTAGCGGTCTCGGCAGTAAAGGCGACCGACACACAAGTCCGACCGTCACCAAGTGCGACCGACTTAGTCGCAAAATATCTGGACTCATCCATAGAAGCTTCTACCGAGATAACGCCGCCAGTAGGGATCGGGCCGTCGTATTTAAGATCAGGCCATAAATGCGTCTGGATCCAAGATTGGGTTGAGGCGATCCACATGTTGAGCGAGGATCGTAGGAAGTTGGAGCGGTCAGGGTCTTTAGATTCGGCGCGCAAAGTGTCCATTGTCAGAGTGTAATTTAGAGCCGGGTTTCCCCAGCCGAATGACGATTCCAACATCGGATCTACTGTTGGCGGTGGGCTCCATTCGGCAAAGTAAAAGTTAGAAGGATTATTTGTGTCAATCAATCGGAGCGCGTTTTCTCGATGACGAATAAAGAGAGAACTTGCTTCGGTGCCAGCTGTTGAGAACATTGCCAAGAGCGGAGACCTGCGGACGCGCTGGGTTGGGATCAGGCCAGCCATAGCAATCTCCGAAATGTCAAAGATCTCATCCGCACAGATCAGATCTACCGACATTCCGTGACCGATTGAAGGGTTCGCCGCGCGCACCATCCACCGAGATCCGTCTGGCATCGTCGCCGAGTTCCGACCATACGACTTGTAGATCGTCGCACCTAGACGCTCGAGGGTTGGCGCCAGTTCCTCAAAGAGCAAAGTCCCAAGCGTCAAAGTGTGAGCGGTAGAAAGGATTGTTTGTTTTGTGCCTCGGATCTTTGGCATCTCCAAAAGCCAAAAGAGAATCAAGCATTGAATCAGGACGGTCTTACCATTTTGTCTTGCGACAGATACAAGGCTTGAGCGGTGCACAAGATCATCTTGTCCGTCAGGAGCATGGGTGAAACCAAGCATTCGCTCAAGACAATGAACTTGCCAAGGCATGAGCTCTATGTGAAGCAGCTCTAAAGCCATGTCCCCCACAAGGCTCCCCCACGATCCGTCACAGTCAGGCACGATTGTCTCAAGTCTCGGCTGGTCGTGATTGATCTCGGCTAGTTCAGGCTGGTCAAGGCTAGTTGGGATAGACACAAGCA